TCCGGATGATTTATGTACATCCATCTCCTTTGTGCTTGGCTCTTGAACGGCATCTTTTGTTTCTTCTTTTTTAGGTTCTACAGGTGGTTTTGAAAGGTCTACTTTAATAACCTCTTCATTACCAATTAATTTTTTTGGAGTTCTTTTTTTAATTTTAAACTCCCCTTCTTGTTTTACTTCTGTTGACATAATATAATAATATAAAATTAGTTAATAAACTTTATCTTGGCTCAAATTGTTCTAAGCCAAATCCACTTAAATTATCATTACCAGCAGATTCAAAATCTTTAGGTAATAGATCATTTTTTCTTTGGTCAATTAATTCAGATTGTTGTGTACCTTGTATTCGCACACGTTTATCTTTTCTATCTTCTATTTCTTGTTCTTTTTTAGTAGTCGCAGATGCTTGTATTTCAGCAAGTTGCATATTGTAATTAAACTCTTCAGCCATTAATTGTTTCTTAATTAATGCCTCTTGTTCCATTTTTGCTATTTCAAAATCAGATTTAGCTTTTTCAATTTGTACTTTTGTTTCTGCTAGAGCTTGTTGTTTTTGAACTTCAGCTAAAGCCGCCGCTTCCGAAGCTTGAGCATTTGCTTGGGCTTGGGCCTGTATATTAGCCTGCTGTGCAGCTTGCTCTTGCTGTCTTCTTTCTTTCTTTTTTAATTTTAATAATTGATTAGCTAATTTTATATTTGAAACTTCACGAATATCAATTGCATCATCTAAATCAATCCCTCCAGCTTGTAAAGCAACTTGTATATTTTGTTCTAATTTTGCTTTTTCCTCTTCATCAGGCTCTAATTCTAAAAATATGCCAAAGTCATGCATTGCTACTTTTTCCATTTCTTCAAGAGTATTAACATTAAATGTGTTTATACTATTAAGCAATGCATCTTTTGTTAATGGAAATTGCAAAGCATCATTAGCACGCAAGCTTATATTTTCTGCAATTTTTATAGTAATATACATTAATGCTTTTAAAATATGTCGTGTAGCAACATTAGAATTAGCAGCAGCCATTTTTTGTAAACCAACTAAAGCGTTTTTATCTGGCATACTTCCATCAACTGCTTCATTTAAGCCGGTAACGTCTCTTATCATTTGCAAATAGTATTGATAAGTTTGAATTAAAGACTGAACTTTTGAAATACCACTTGAAGATTGTAATTCTTGAATTGGAACTTTACCTCTATTTAAATCACCGTCTTGAGTTAGTGATCTCCCTACAATGCTACCAGTCTGGAAATACATATTTAATGCTTCTGCTGGATTATAATTTGTTCCGTTTCCTAAATCAACTTCTGCTAACCCGTCCATGTCTAGGTAAACGCCGTCTGGAACTATTCGTGCTAATACTTGTTGAAGTTTTAAATGAGTTAATTGAATCATATCTGCAAATCCAGTAATCCTGCTTACAATTGAATCAACTTTACCTTTATACATTCTTGGTGCACAAAGTGAATAATTCATATTTACTTTTGTAATATCAGAAGAAGGGCGTGTCATATTTTCTGCTAAACGCCAATCAAGTAATTTATTTAAACCTAAAACTTTTGCGCCTGTATATAATACTTCTATACTTCTTGAAACTTTGCTAAAATTGTCATTTTCAGGCGGATCAAAAGTATCGTCTTTTTCTAATATTTTTTCTAATCCCTGATCAGTATTTTTTAATTTAAATACTTGGTTTGTATAAGTTTTATATTCAAAAAATAATACAGATATTAAATTATTATCATCACGACCTTTATAGTTACGCGTATAATTACTATAATTACTTGGTCCTTTATATTTTTGTATTTCTTTTAAATCTTCATCAGTAAGGTAAGGATATAATCTTTTTACTTCTGATAAACTTAAGTTTTTAACCTCTCCTACATAGTATATATCTTCAAAATTAGGGTCTTCGGTATAAGAATAAACAACATTAGCCGGATCTACATAATCTACTGTAATTCCTTCAGATAAATTAAAGCTAGTTTTAGATATACCAATTCCTAAAACGGCTAAATCATAAGCTATTCTTCTTTGAATTTCAGGATATTTATTATAAGAAAAAATATTTTTAATAATTTCTTCTTCAGCTATTTCTACACTTTGTTTATAATTTAATTGTAAATAAAGATCTAATTCAGCTTGTGTAGCAGGTAAATTTTCTGGTTCTGCAGAAGCATAAAAATTACCACCTGTAAGTGCATTTAATTGCTCTATTTGTTCTTTATTAGTTATATCTCTTATAGCATTAAAAGCAAAATCAGTTCTTTCTTTAACAGCAAATGGATCAGTAGCAAAAGATTTTATTTCATAACCTTTGTCAGTCATGCCATTTACTACAATATCTACAAACTTGGGTATAACAGGTACAATTTTCCAATCTAAATTTAAATAAGATAAATCACCATTAATAGATAATTCATCTTTATATTTTTGCACGGGTTGTTCGCCTCTAGCATACAATCTTAACCTATGATAGTTTTGAAAATTTTGTAAATATCTGTCGCCGCCGATGTCTTGCCTAAACCATTCGTTTTCTATAGCCCGCCCTACTTGTATACCATAGTCATAACTATTCTTTACTGAATCAGGTACTACCTGATCTGGGAATGAACTGTTATAGTTAGTGTTAATCATGTATTTAAATTATTTTTGATGTAACTCCATCATTATTATATCTTCTTATTCCTAAATTTACCGGTTGAAATATTTTTTTAGCTACCGGAGCATATTTATTTTTATTGCAAGCCATTATAGCTAGACCAGAACTTATAGATGCGTCATGCTTTGTTCTGTTGTTAAGATTAAATTTAGCCCAGTCGTTTAACGTGCGCGTAAAATACAAATCCCCGTGTGTTTCACCGTTAAAACCTACATGAGCATCAATATATGATTCTATAGCAGCCGCATGGGCTTGTTTCATATCCTCACTTGAGTTAGGCACTCCGCCAATTTCTCTTTCTGTAATTGATAGTTTATTATAAACTTTATCTGGACGATTCATAGAGTACCCTCTATACCCTCTTCTTTTTAAATAATATAATAATCGTGGTTTATTGTTTTCTGCTAATAATGGCATTCCATAAAATACTAATGCCATTAATACATCTTCAAAAAATATTTCAGCATTATCGGGTCTTGATATATATTCTAAAAAGAAATGATTGGGAGGAATATCTTCCATAGTAAATTTTGTAAGCCCATGTAATGATCCTTTAGATCCTCTACCATCTACTGTTCCTGATATATCATAACTGTCACACCCAAAAGCTCCGCAATGTTCGTTAGCAGGGTATCTCATATTGCCTTTAGATATAGATCTATTCTGCATACTTTGTGGAGGCACCCATGAAATAAAAAATCTTCCATTATTGTTAGGTTGAAATTCAACTAATGAATCTTTAATCCCTCCTTGCCATTGGAAATTACCTTGAGTTATAAGACCGGTATATTTTATTTCTTCAATATAATCTATCTGCTCATATATTTTAGTTAGATTAAATAAAGATTGTTTTGTTTCGTCTCTAAAAGCGTGTTGAGTAGTACGCGGGAATTGTCTATAAAACTCGTTTAGAGCGTCTTGATCTTTTTTTAAACCATCAACTTCATTAATCCAATAATCAATTACACCTGTTTCTATCCAACTTCCATCAATACTTTTTACCGGTTTTTCTGGAGTGTCGAATACAGGTAATCCAAACATATCAATGAATCCTTCGTAATTCCATTCCATAGGTATGAACAAAGAATATAATCCTGAGCTAGTCTGCCCATTGCGGTTTCGTTTTGTAACGTCTGATCCTTCATATAATTTTTTAAAGTTTTCGCCCCCTTTGTCTAAAGCATTTGATGTAGAGCCCATCATACATTTACCAACTACTCTGCTTCCAAGCCTTAGTGTTGTTTTAGTTACTCTCCAATTATTAATTATATTATCTGGTCTTTCCCATTTGCCAGATTCATCGTGCACTAAAAGCTTTAATTTTTCCCCATCATATGAGTTATCGCCTGTATTTTTCCAGTCGATTGTAGTGTCAAGCCCATCAATATCCGCTAATTGTTCGCCTACTTCTATCTTGCGCCGAGTTAGTTTAGAGGCGGGCACTCGGTAAGCAAGCTCTGTTTTGGGGCGATCCATACCGTCTTGAACGGGCTTGAAGAAGAAAGGGTAATTGGTTGATATGGGAACGACTTTATCAGTAAACATTTTTTTGGCATCAGCCCCAGTTTTTGATAAAATTCCAAATCTTGCGTCGCTTGATATTGTAGCTTGGTTAACAGTTTCGTTTGATGCCATGAAGCTAAACCCAGACCGTCTGTTTTTGAGATAGCATATTCCGTAACATCTACTATCTGCTTTGCAGGCTTCCCAAAAAATGTAGAATAGCCTATTGGACTCTCTAAATTCAGCGGCCCCAACGTCAATTTTAGTCCATTGCAAGTACATGTAATGAGTACCAGTAATGTAAGTTTCATTGCCGTTATTATAAAACGCAAACCCCTCTTCTCTATATTTAAATTCATTTTCTATATAATCGTACCATTGTTCTTTAAAATTGTCTGGATAATTATTCCAGTCAAAAACACTTTTAATTTTTTTTAATTGCTTAGGGTAATCAAATTTCTGCCAATATTGTTCAGCTTTTTTATTTGATCTTTTAAAGCATTTATGTATTAATGGTAGACCTATTTTTAAGCCTTGGATATCATATACTTCGCCGAGCTCACCTGTTTTACTTATAATTATTAAATCGTGCTCTTTGTTATATCCGTATCCCCAGCTCTTTTGTTTATTTTTTTTCTTTAATATATTAGGCTTTACATAATCAGATATAACTGAATATAGTGTTTGCTTATACATTATTTTGATCTTGTTTCAGCAAAACCTCCAAAAGTTTTTTGATTAGTATTTTTATCTTCTAATAACTTTTCTTCAGTTTCTATTCTTGAAAGTATTTCAAATGCATCAAATATTGCTAATTTTTTGGTAGCTGCTGCATTTTTTAATCTATCTGCTGATATATCATCTTCTGAATCTACAATTGCCTCTTTAGCCACTTTAATTAATTCCTCAACTGCTTTTTGCCCAGCTTGGATTATACTCAGTTTGGTCTTTTTTACATTCATATTTAATAACAATATCATTAGATTTCATACAATACAATCTTTCATTATCTATTATAAACTCCCATTCACTATTAGGAGTGAACCCCACAACGTCCCCAGGATTGATTTCAAGCGCTTTTAAGGAGCTATTGCCATATTTAAGTATACCAATATGCTTTTGCTCTTTTTCTAAGCTTGTATGGTCATTATTTAATAAAGGCTTAACAAAGCACCTATCCATAAATGACTGCCATTTATTATTTTTTTTATAAAGATATACTTGATCAGGTTGGCAAAAATAAAGATTGTCTTTAAAATATTTGCTACTGTTTTTTTCTTTGCCTTTTATATCGTAATATCTTCTAAATACGTTGTGATGAATTATAATCTCATCATTTTTTTTAATAGGCGTATTATATGCTTTAGGGACAGCTATTACTTTTGCAAGCCTATTTATAAACTTAAAAGATTCTATATTACAATTTAAAATTAGTTCTTTATCGTTTACTTTAGTTGTGTTATTATATCTTTCCCCGATAGGTTCAACAATAAAATCGTAAACACTATTCATATTCTAAATTATATTCAACTGATATAGCCATGTTAGAATTAAATTTTTTCCATGGTAACACTTCGTTGTTCTTTTTTATAAAAATATTATAAGAACTATCAGTATCGTCGAATATGATATAAGCTATTTTGTGTCCCCCATATACCTCTTGGCCTACGGAGTAATGCATAGCATCATTTTTATAATCAGAGCCGATGCTGATTTTTCTTATAACACTATCCATTTTACTTTTCTTTTTCTTCGGTGTTTTCTATTTCTTTATAAACACCTGTTTCAAGATCAATGCTAATAGCGCCGTATTCTTTTTCTAACTCTTTTTTATAGGCTTCCATATCTTGTTCAAGCCCGGCATATTCATGTAGTAATACATGTTTTTGATTTTCAATAAACCCAATGTCTCTTAACTTATTATTCATTGAGGTTTGTTGCTCTTTAATTTTAGCTAATTGCTCTTCGGTTACTTTTTTTTCTTTTGTACTCATTTGATTAAATTTAATTAAATTATTTTACTTTATCTTTTATTTTCTCAAAGGTTCTTAATCCACCAAGACCAAGCATTCCTAATAAGACTGTCATTAAATGCTCCATTTGTAATGCCGGAGGAGCGTCGGCTGTTTTTGTTATCCAAATAAATAAATCTCTTATTACGAAGTTATATGCTAATGCTACTCCGCAAACCCATCCTATAAATGGACGCCATCCAGCCACAAATACTGTTCTATGACCGGCTTCAATTTCATTTATTTTAGTTTGCAATTCTATTATTTCATTAGGGTCTAGTTCTTTGCCCTTAATTGCTTCTCTTATTTCCCACGCTAAGTTACCAGCTACTGACTTTCTGCCATCGCCGCCTTTTAGTAGGCCTAATAATAATTTAAACATAATTTAAGCTTTATCGTAAGCTTCTTTTTCCCAGGGCAAATTTTTTGCGCCCTCTTTCATTTTATTTCTTGAATAAGTTTTGCCTTTCCAGTAAACATTATTTTCATCGTAATCTAAATCACCTCTTTTAAATTGATCTATATGAACCATTTCATGATCAACTACTTTGTCAATTTGATTAGGATTTAAATCTTTATTTATTAATATAGTTCCATTATTATTAGCTTTTCCTAAAATATTTTTACCTAAATCAACACTATATATAGGAGTGTTGTCTAATTTATAAGGAGGGGGGTTAAGTTTAAAAGCCATTATTTATAAGGAAACATTTTATTTAATTTATCTTTACGAGCAGAACAGCCGCAGGGGATATTTAAACCCTCTGCGACTCTATCTACTACACTTTTAATTCCAGTAACTTTGGTAACTTTTTCAATTGAATCACCAAGTCCTTTAGACTTCATATTAGGCTACTGTAATTGCTGTAATTTCTACTGAAGAATCTAGTTGCACATTTGCTACTACTCCTCCTGGATTGGCTGTAAGAGCACTATTAATTCCATTTGCAATATCTACTCCTTTAGCTGTATCAGTAAAAGTGATATAAGAGCTAGCATCTTGAAAAAAGATAGTAGCTGCATCTGAATTAATTGCACTGTGTGTTCCCTTTTTTACTACTGCAATTTGATCTACACCTATAAGCATATCTGCTGTATAGTTTAAACTAGATGCGAAATTTGCTTTTTTAATTTTGATAAATTTTGCCATTTTGTTTGTGTTTTGTTGTTGTTAATGTTTATGTTTTGCTAGGTTTATACAGTCCTATCTGTTTTACATATAATCTCTTCGAGATTTACTCATGTCACCTTTTTTACCTCCGTACATTTTAGTAGGTGCGCTATAGTCTCTGTCAGATCTGCTTTCGTCACCTTTATTACCGCCATATTTTTGTCGGCTTGCTACAGAAGGTTTACCAACTTGGTAACCATATCCTTTATTAAGGTTTGCTACTGGTGTTGCGCGGTCATCAATAGGCATGTCAGTTAAAAGATTTTTTCTTTCTTGCCCTACAGATTCTCCCATTAAAGCTGTTGCATTAAGTTTCATATTATTACCAGTGTAGCTTCCTACATGCCCAGCGCGGCCCATAGCCATAGAGCCTTTATTAACTTGGCCCATCATCATCATGCCCTCATCTTTCATAGACATACCTTTTTTGTCGTGCATAGCGTTTTTAAGATAATTAAATCGTGCAGATTTTGTAAGATCTTTGTTATACGCCTGTTTCATGTCGTATTTTTCTGCTTTATTCATAATTTTGTGTTTTGGTTTGTTGTTGTTATTGTTGTTGTTTAATTATTAGCAATTCCATCTTCTTCTTGCTGCTCTGCCTCGTTCGCTTGTCCATCCTTTGGATCGAGCGCAAAAAGATTTACGACGTTTCCAAGCCTTACTACCTTTTTTTAGCTTAGAAGGTGGAGTAGTTACAGCTGTTTTTAGCTGAGAGCCTGGATTATCTTTTCTGTATTTTTTAACACCTTTTTCTGACATACCTCCGCCTGCTGCCGCACCTGTACCAGTAGGTTTTGCTTCGTTATAGTAACCTTTAGATTTTTTTCGTGAGGGTGCATCTCCTTTCTTTAAAAAGGGTGACGAGTGTTGTATGTATGCCATTATTTTATGAGTTTAAACCATTTAGCCAAAGTATATCCTATAGTTACAACTAAAAGTATTATTTTAAGCCATACTTCTATTTCCATCATAGTTACTACACCAACTGATCCGTTGATAGCTAGCAACTTAAAGTCCGCCATATTCATTACTATTCCCCTCGGGCTGCTTTTGCAATTTGCGTAATAGGGCCTGCTTTATAAAATGTTGGAGCTTTTTTAACTTCCATTCCAGTAATACCAGAACTGGAACCTCCGTCCATTGGAAACCCTTCTGTACTTAAAGGACCATCCCATACATGAGATTCTCCTACTTGCCCTTTTAATATAGGGTTTGAAATAATTGCTTTACTTTTGTCCATGATTATCTATACTTATCTTTATTAATATTATTTATTGAAACTTTTAAAACTTTATTTGTATAAGTTTCTCCTTTCATTATTACATTTCTGCGTTCACTTATTGGAATATCTTCTTCGCCCAGCATTATTTTATAAATTCTATTTATAAGTTGTTTGCACTTAAAAGACGTTTTATATATATTGTACTTTTGTGTTGTGTGGTTTCTTTTGCGCCATACAGTTATCCAGCCTTCTTTTAATAGTGTATTCCATCTTCTATTATTCCAGCTATACGAGTAAGCACCCATTTTAAAATCTATTTTTGTAAATAAATCAACACAATCTAAATATATTAAAAGTTCTAAATCGGCATCGGTCATACCATTGTTTTTTGCCGCCCACTTTCTTATAATTCTATAATGCTTAAGCAAGTTAAGATCTTTTAAATCTCTTGCTTCTAATCTTTTCATAAAACAATAACAACGTCTTGGAGCTTAATTACCTGAAAAACTTCTTTATTTATTTCAACACCATGCCCTGCATGTTTATCATAATAAATATTATCGTTTTCTTTAACCCCAACCACTTCAGACCCTGTAGATATTACTTTAGCTTTATTATATCTTAAATCTTCTCTTTGATTTTCAGTTAATAATAAACCTCCTTTAGTTTCTGAAGTACCTTGTTTTTCTTTTTTAATTATTAAGTTTCTACCTATTGCCCTCATTAATACGTAAATTATTAATTATACAATCAGTAGATAATATTGTAGTTGCAACTGAAGCCGCATTTTTTAATGCTGTTTTAGTTACAAGCAACGGGTCTATAATGCCGGATTTTATCATATTACAAGATTTTCCAGTAATAACATTTAATCCCCAACCCGGTTTATCGTTCCATATTATATTTAAATTAGCGTTTTCTAATATAGTATTAAACGGTTGTTCTATTGCGTCTAATAATATTTGTTCCGCATCATCTTTTGCTTTAACATACTTAGCAGCATTTAATAATGCAACTCCGCCGCCTGGCACAATACCTTCTTTAATAGCAGCTTTTGTAGCGCAAATAGCATCTTCTACTCTATCCGCTTTTTCTTTTAATTCAATATCAGAGTCCGCCCCCACTTTAACTGTAGCAATTTTAGCTGATAGTCTGGCTAATCTTTTTTCTAGTCTTATGGTTTCAGCAGCAGGATTTTTACCCGCTAAATCTTTTTTAATTTTTTTAATTACTTTTTCAACTTCTTCTGTAATACTCTCAACTTTTATAATTGTTTCAGTATCATTAGTTACAGACTTTAAGCATTTGCCTAAATGCTCAGGTTGAATTAAATCCATATCATCACCTAAATCTTCATTTATAATAGTAGCACCAGTCAATAAAGACAGATCATTTAGCATGTCTTTTTTAGCTATGCCATACGTAGGTGCATTAATTACATTAACTTTTACATTGCCTTTGACTTTATTCATCGCCAATGTAGCTATTACTTTAGGATCTAAATCAGCTATAATAAGCAAAGGTTTGCTTTTCTTTATAATATATTCTAATACAGATTGTATTTTACGTATATTTTCTACAGGAGATTCAATTAATAATACATATGGATTAGTTAATGCAGCAACTTTAGAATCTTGCTCTGTAATAAAATGCGAATTTGTTAGTCCTTTTTCGTATTGTAAACCATCAATTAATTCAGATGTTGTTTCGGATAATTCTGTTGTTTCCATCATAACTACCCCAGTTTCATCTACCGATCTAAAAGCATCTGCAATAGTCGCCCCTAGTTTTATATCATTATTAGTAGATATACTAGCCACTTGGTCAATCATATCACCAGTGACTTTTGTAGAGCTTTTTTCTAAGTACTTTACAACTTTTTGTACTGCACTATCAATACCTTCTTTTAGCTTTCTAGCACCTAATTCTTTTAATTTAGGGTATGCTTCATTTAAAATTGAGTGCGCTAGCACTGTAGCCGTTGTCGTTCCGTCGCCAGCTTCTCTAACAGTTTTCCTAGCAGCTTCCTTTAAAAGCGTAGCACCCATATTTTCAATAGGGTCTAATAGTATAATTGAATCTGCAACAGTTACTCCATCTTTTGTAATAACAGGTTTTCCTGTGCCATCTTCTAATATTACACGTTTACCGCTAGCCCCAAGTGTAGAGCTAACGGCTTTCGTGAGTTTGTTTATACCTTCAAATAGTTTATCCTTAGCTTCGTTACCAAAGCTGAGGTTTTTGACAATTGCGTCTGACATGATTTAATTTAATTTAATTTAAGTATTTTATTTAAAAGGTTTTTATAACAACTGGTCCTTCAGCAAGCTTTAGTTTTTTAGTGTAATGTTCAATTGAAGAATCAATTGCTTTTTCTGCTCCTTCAAGTGTTTCTCGCCTAGTTATTCCGTTCCAGTTATCGTTAAAATCAATCCATTCAGCCTGGTAATAGCCATTTGGAAGTTGAGTTATACGCCAATTTTTTTTCTTAGCATAACGCTTCCAAAGTTTTTTGGTTTGATCGGTTACTTGTGGTTGACTAGACCACGATTGAGTCCGGTAAAATAGTGTCATTGGGTATTGGTTTAAAATTAGTTAGGTTTATAGTTTATTATTACTTATAATTACTCACCTTTACAAGAGCAGTTGTCTTCGCCACATACACACTTTTTTTGTAGTGCTAGCTGTCTACGTGCTCCAGCTCTATCATCATAATCTAATGCCGCTTTTAATATAATCTTGTCCATTACATCATCTTGATTTCTGAGCATTTCTTTTTGAAGATTAATAACCATAGATTCTAAATCGTCTTTTGCTTTGGTTAAGTGGTCTATTTGTAATTGCTTTTTTTCTATGTCTCCTTTTAATGCGTTAACATCATCAGGTTTAGCACC